TTATAATTTTAAATGCTTTTTCGTTTTCGCTTCCTTCTACATCTGACATATCGAAACCTTCTCCTAGCTTTATAATATATTCGTTTCTTTTTCTACATTTCAAATGATTCATAGAAACTCTTTTTAGAGTAATCCACATATAAATCATATTTACTTCTTTATCCTCGTTTAGTATTCTTTGGCTTATTGGTAAATCTTTGTATTTATCGTTTACTCTTTTATCGTTCTCTTTATGTTTCTTTGTTCCTAGTTCTGTAAGTTCTATATAAGCATCTTGTACTATATCTTCAATATATTTGTTATCTATGTTTTCTGGAAAGGAGCGTACAATTCTTAAATATTCGTTATGCCTTTTTGAAACTATATCAAACCATCTCATAACTATATAACTTTATTTTGTTGTATTTGTTTATTCAATTATCTCGTTTTGTCGCATTACACGTTCTATTCTATATTCTAAATACTTTCTATTTAGTATTAATTCTGATGCGTTTATTGTGTTTGTATAAATTACACCATCTGTTGCATCTAAACATTTTGTTTCATATACAAACTTCTTTACAAACAATTCGTTTGCCATCTTGTATTCTACTACATAAAAAAGACCATCTAACATAAGGCATAAAAAAAACCCTAACAAACTAATGCTAGGGTGTAA